GCTCTACCTTCACGCTCGACAATATCTGAGGTCTCTATGGGAAACGTCATCTCGCTTATGCGCGACAGCTTGACTAGCTTGGTTTCCCGCATGGGAACCGATCGGGATAAGGCGGCAACGACATTCTACACGCAGCCGATCCTTTCCGACGAGCAGATCATAGCGGCCTATCGCGGTTCCTGGCTGCCAAGGAAGATCGTCGATATTCCCGCCCTCGACAGTTGTCGCAAGTGGCGCAACTGGCAGGCCGATGAAAAGCAGATCGAGGCTATCGAGGCAGAAGAGAAGCGCCTGAACGTCAAAGGCAAGGTGCTTGAGGCATCCAAGAAGGCTCGGCTATTCGGCGGCGCTGCGCTGCTGATCGGTACCGGCGATGTTGATCCGTCGCTGCCGTTGGAGCCCGAGAAGGTAGGAAAACAGGGCCTGCAATATCTTACGGTCATGACGCGCCGGCATCTTGCCGCTGGAGAGGTCGATCGAGACGTAGCCTCGGAATGGTACGGCAAGCCGAAGTATTACACAGTCAGCACGGCCGACGGCACGCAGATCCAAGTCCACCCGTCGCGCCTCGTGCTCTTCAACGGCGCCATGGTGCCCGATGAGGATTTCGGTTTCGCCCTGACCAACGGGTGGGGCGAAAGCGTGCTGGTTGCCGCCCTCGATGCGATCAAGAACTCGGACGCCACGGCGGGCAACATCGCCTCGCTGATCTTCGAGGCGAAGGTCGATGTCATCAAGGTCCCGAACTTCTCGGCAAACATCGGCAATCAAGCCTATGAGGATGCTGTTCTTCGGCGATACTCGCTGGCCAATACGATCAAGGGTATCAATGGCACGCTTATCCTTGACGCGGAGGAAGAATACGACAGCAAGAGCGCGCAGCTCGGCGGTCTGACCGATATTCTCATGGCGTTCATGCAGATCGTCTCAGGCGCCGCCGATATCCCGGTCACTCGCCTGCTCGGCCAATCGCCGGCCGGCCTGAATTCGACTGGCACCAGCGATATGAAAAACTACCATGATCGCATCCAGTCGATGCAGGAGCTGGAAATGTCGCCGGCCATGGCGCGGCTGGATGAGTGCATCATCCGATCGGCCACCGGCGCGCGCGATCCCGCAATCTATTATGCATGGGCTCCACTCGAGCAGATGAGCGAGAAGGAAAAGGCCGACATCTTCAACACAAAGGCGACAGCAGCACGAACCCTCGTCGGCACCGGAACCGGTCAAGAGATCATTCCGCGCGAGGCGCTGTCCGATGCGCTGGTCAACGCCTTTGTTGAGGACGGCTCGCTGCCTGGCCTTGAGGCCGCGATCGAGGAATTTGGAACGCTTGCCGAGAACGCGCCGACAGAGGAAGAAATCGCCGCCGCTGCCGCTGCACAGCAAAACCAGCAGCAGAACGGCCAGCAGCGCCAGCAGGCACAGGATGCCGAGCCGAAGTCGCTCTATGTCAGCCGTAAGGTCATGAACGCCGCCGATATCATCGCATGGGCGAAGGGGCAGGGCTTCGCCACCACGCTGCCGGCCGACGAGCTGCACGTTACCGTCATGTATTCGCCCACCGCCGTCGACTGGATGGAAGCGGGCCAGGATGCTTGGAACGATGACGGCACGCTTCTGATACCGCCCGGCGGCCCGCGTGTGGTTTCGCAGTTCGGTCAAGGCGCCATCGTGATCGAGTTCGCGTCCGCAGCGCTGTCATGGCGCCACGAGGAACTGAAGCGCATCGGCGCAGAGCCGACATATCCGAACTACAGCCCGCACATCACGTTCACGTATCAGCCCGGCGATGTCGATCTCGATGAGGTCGAGCCTTACCGCGGTGCGATCGAGTTCGGTCCTGAAATCTTCGCGGAAGTCAAGAACGATTGGTTTTCCGGAGTGACCGAAGAATGACGCCGCTGACATTTCTCATAGCTATGACGGTCGCCAACGTGGCGTTCGTTTGGCTCACATATCCGAAAGGAAGACGCCATGACCACCGTTGATAGCACGTCCAACGATCGCACCGTCAACAATACGCTGCGCCACAAGTATCGCGTCCTCTCCGATCAGGAGAAGGCCAACATGCAGGCCGTGAAGGACAAAGGGCAGGAATTCCTTGCTCTGATCGACAGCCTGCGGACACCTTCGGTTCCGATTGGCGAAGTTGATGGCACTCCATACGCCATGGGAACAATCGACCGCGAACTGGTTATCGCGGTCGAGCGCGTCGAAGAAGCCGTGATGTGGGCGGTGAAGCACATCACGGCCTGAACTCAGGCCTTGGTGACGGCGACCGCGACCAGCTTCCATCGGATTGGCGCCGGTGGATTGTGTTGATGATGGTTCTGGGGCGGCAACGGGTTGCCCTTGTTGGCCGTTATTTCATCACCGCAGTGCACACATCGATAGATGGCGGAATCGGGAGAAACCCAACCCGGAGCGCGCTCAGTGTCGAAGTTCACGTGATCGATCTGCTTTAACAAGTTGCCGTATTTATAAAGTGCCATGCTTCCCTCCCTTCGGTTGCGAATTAATGATGCATAAGATCAACCAAGAGTCGAGTCTCCAAGGATAATCCCATGAATTTCACCGACGCTGTAACCGTCGCGGGGACGCGCCGGCGTGATGACGGCTACCTTGTCGCTGTCGCCCGCATCGCCCGCACTGGGATCCAGACCTATCTCGGCTCCGAAGTCGGCAAGCCCGATATGAGTATGGTCCGCGTCTATCGACCTGGCTCCGAAGTCTTTGCCGATGACACGATGAAGAGCGCCGCTCACCGACCGGTGACGAATGATCACCCGCCGGAAATGGTGACGTCCGACAACTGGAAGAAGTTCGCGGTCGGTCAGACCGGCGACGAGATCACGGGCGAGGGTATTTACATTCGCGTGCCCCTTATGGTGAGCGACGAAGCGGCCATCAAGGATATCGAGGCCGGAAAGCAAGAACTGTCTGCCGGCTATACCTGCGATCTCGATTTCACGGCTGGCACCACGCCATCAGGCGAGGGCTACGACGCTGTTCAGCGCAATATCCGCATCAACCACGTTGCCGTCGTGCAGCGCGGTCGTGCGGGCTCAAACGTCCGCATCGGTGATGGTGCGGCGGCATGGGGCGCGGCCCCGATCACAACTGACCATCATCCTACGAAGGAGAAGGACATGACCCTGAAGACGGTTACCGTCGACGGCATCCCGGTTGAAGTAACCGACCAGGGCGCCGTGGTTATCGCCACGCTGCAGACGCGGCTTGCCGATGCCAATACCAAGTTCGCGGATGCTGCCAAGGAGCACCTGGCCGCAATCGCCGCCAAGGATGCCGAGCTCGCCAAGCGCGACGCCAAGATCGACGAGCTTCAGGGCAAGATCCTGTCGGACGCCGATCTCGACAAACGCGTCCAGGCTCGCGCCGATCTGATCACGGTCGCCAAGGCCATTGCCAAGGACGTCAAGACCGAAGGCCTGTCAGACGCCGATATCCGCAAGGCGGTTGTTGTCGCCAAGGTTGGCGATGCCGCCATCGCCGGAAAGACTGCCGCCTATATCGACGCCCGCTTCGATCTCCTCGTCGAGGACGTGAAGAAGACGGACGATCCGCTCGCCAAGGCTCTTGCCGATGGCGTTCACTCCACCACCGATGCCGACAAGGCCGTAACCGATGCTTACACGCAGATGGTCGCGGACATGAAGGCAGGTAAGGCCAACTAAGGAGACGCCTAACATGGCAACCTACCAGACCACCTACACGAATGCTCCTGCCAAGGGTCTGCATGGTCAGATCTCGTCGGAGGAGAAGTGCAACAAGATCAGCCGCACCGTTGAAGACGCGGCAGGCATCAAATTCGGCGTTCCGGTTCAGCGCGGCACGGGTGACCACGGCGTTGTCGCCATGTCGACAGGCAAGTTTCTCGGCATCGCGGTCCTCAATCCGGCTGTCCCGCCGAGCGCTGACAATCCGGATGCCTACCCGCAGTACTTCACCGGTGCCTTCATGACGATGGGCGCGATGTACGTCACTGCCGGCGGCGCTGTCTCGGATGGGGGTGACGTCTACTACAACACCTCGACGGGCCGTTACGTCGGCGCGACGGGAACCAACATCATCGGCCCGCTGCCGGATACCTTCTTCGAATCCACCGGCGCGAACGGTGACATCGTGGAAATCTCCGTCGGCCTCCGCCCGGTCACGCCTGCCGCGTAACCGAACACGAAAGGACACCAGACAATGAACACTATCGTTCGCACGGCCTTTGTCGACGCACAGGCCGCGATGCCCTTCGTGATCGCGCAGGGCCGCAACATCGAGACGCGCATCTACCAGCGTCGTTACCCGACCTTCAACTACGGCCTTCATGTGCCCGTGGTGACGGAAGGGAACGAATGGGCGATCGGCACCACGTTCTTCACCGTCGATACGGCGGGCGAGGCGAAGTTCCTCTCCGGCGCCGGTACCGATATGCCGTTCAACCAGGCAACGAAGGACATGGCGAGCCATGACTTCGCGATGATCGGCTCCGGCTGGGAGTGGAATCTGGAGGAGGTCAACCAGGCCGCGCTCTACAACATCGACCTGAATGGCACCAAGGCTCTCTCGGCCGCGGATAAAGTCGAACGGCTGCTCAACTCGATCGCCATGATCGGCAGCACCGAAAAGAACTGGACGGGCTTCGTCAACGCTCCTGGCGTGTCCCGCGCCGATGTCGCTGCCGACGGTACCGGCTCCGTCACCTTCTGGTCGGCAAAGACGCCCGATCAGATGCTCCGCGATGTCAACAATCTGCTTTCCAGCGTGCGCACTAACACGAAGGAAGTGGAGTGGGCAGACAGCCTGCGCCTGCCGCCTGAAGCCTTCCGCCTGATCGCCACGGCCCGCATGGGCGCCGGCGATGGCACGCTTACCGTGCTGGAGTATCTGCGGAAGAACAACATCTACACCGCCGAGACGGGCCAGCCGCTCGACATTCAGCCGCTGCGCGAGCTTGCGACGGCCTCCCAGGACGGCGGCGGGCGCATGGTCGTGTATCGCAAGGATCCGGAAGTCCTGCGCTTCCACCTGCCGATGCCGCGCCGCGTGCTGCAGCCGCGCCAGAAGTCCATCATGGGCTTCGAAACCGGCATCATTGCTCGTACCGGCGGTACGGAAGTTCGTCTCCCCGGCGCGATGGCCTACGGCGACGAAATCACCGCTCCGCCGGCCTGATAGGAGGAACATCCCATGAAGGTGACAAACAACAGCAACGCGCTTCAGGGCGTCCACAGCAAGAATGGGGTTGTCTACATCGCTGCCGGAGCATCGAAAGATGTTTCCCTCAGCGAAGAAGGCCTCAAGCTCGCCAAGCGCCTGCCGTTCCTCTCGATCGAGGCAGAAGAAGCGAATGAAGTCGAGTTGGACCGGGATGACCTCAAGAAGCAGGCTGAAGAGCTTGGCCTTGAGTATGCCCGCAACATCACGACCGAGAAGCTGAAAGAGCTGATCGACGCGAAGCTCGCATCCTGACAAGCAACCCGGCGGGCGACTGCCGGGTCAACCTTCCTTCCGGAGAATGACATGGCTGGCTATGGATCGAACGAGGCGTTTCGCGCTTATGCGACAGACGCCGGCTATGTCATTCCCGATGGGACGAGCGATTCCGATATCGCAGCAGCGCGCCAACGCGGCTCTATCGTGATCGATCGGTATGAAATGAAGTTCAGCGGCACCCGCACCGGTGGGTTCCAGCAGGAGCGCGCATGGCCGCGCACAGGGGCTACGACCTATTATGGCGAAGCGATCCCATCGGATGTCATTCCGGCCGCTATCGTCAACGCAAGCTACGAGGCGGCATACCTCGAGGTGACCAATCCTGGAAGTCTCTTGCCAGTGATCACGCCGGGCGCGGCGGTGAAGCGGGAGAAAATCGGTCAGCTTGAGGTGGAGTACCAGCAGACGCCATCGAGTGCGACGGTGGATGATCTGGTGAGGCTGGCAACGCCAATCGTCACGATCATCGAGGGGATGCTTTGGCTCTACCTGCGGCCATGCCTGCCAGGGATATTAGCCGTGTGATGAGTGCGAGCACGCTTAGCAGCGAGCTCGATCACGTATTCCTCCGCTGCATCCGCAAGCGTGAGTGCAATCGCCCCCTCACTGAACCCTTTGGAGCGAAGTTGCTCAAACATATTGCTCATTGCGGTCTCGATAAGCTTGCGGCAGTCAGCATTCCGAGCCTCACGGCGAAGTTCTAGTTCGCTCATAATCAGGTGCCCTCAGCAAAGAAGGTACTTTGCCATCGTTTCTGATCTAGCAAATACGGCAAATGACTGAGGTCATATAGGAAAATGCGATGGCAAACGCTCTCTACACCCGCCTGCAGGCCACAGCCCAGCGCCTGATTGCGAAATACGGGCAGAGCGGCACGGTAAAGCGCATCGCTCCTCCCGATCCGGTCTTGGGCGGCGATGGCACCGTTACGCCGTATCCGGCCACGCTCGTGCCGATGACGTACGACCAGCGTTACGTCGACGGATCAACGATCCTCGCCAATGACCGGCAGATTTACATATCATCGGTTGGGCTCGCCATCGTGCCTCAGGTCGGGGACATCGTGACGGCGGGCGGCGTGGACTATCACGTCGTCAATGCCGATCCGAATAACTTTGACGGCGTGACGAACGTCGTTTTCATCGTTCAGGGAAGGATCCTCTGATGAACCATCGCGAGCAGGTCCAGCACAACGCGAAGCTCATTCTTCCGCATGTCCGCGGCAAGTCGGTGAAGGAACGGAGGCAATTCTATGCCGCGCTCATGATGGGCCCGATTGGCATGGGGGCGGTCGTCATCTGCCGTCTGTGGCAGAATGAGCATAA